CTTGCCACTGACCGGGATCGATGATCGCAATGTCGTCATCGTCTTTTTTAACGACGCGGAGCTGGGGGATCGGTCCTTGCGGGCGGCCAACGGCCCAACGGCGATTTTGGTCGGACAACGCAAAAGTCCCCCCTTCAGCGCCGCGGCGCTTTGTGGTTGCGAATTCAGCCTTGCAGGTAGCGGTGAATTTCTTCGAGTTCGCTCGGAACCGCCAACTCCCCGACGTTAGGCGACTCGTTCTCGGCGCAGATTTCGCGCCACGCCTCACTCAGTTGTCGGCGGCGATCTTCCCTCGCGACAGCATCGCCAACACTGTTGATTAGCGCCTTAACAGTGGCGGTCGGCGATTGCCGCGATAACGACCATGTGATGGCCCGCAGCAGATCGGCGGCCAGCTCATCGATCGCCCAACCCGGCTCGGCGGTGCTCACGGGCGCCCGCCTTCCGCCGCGGTTAACGCCTCAAGCCAGCGCTGGTATCGCGCCAGTGGCGGGCGCGCCTGGCCCGACTCCCACGACCTCAGGGTTCGTAACGAGACCCCAACGGCAAAGGCCACGCGGCCACGATGGCCTCTCGCCTGGCGAGTTCTTAGCGCAGCTCGTTCCTCGGCGGACAACTCGACCAGCGTCGTCGTGATCAGCCTCACGAGCCGCGCCCCATGCGATCCACTTCCAGCGTCTCGATTGCCGCTTCCATTCGGACAATATGCCGGTTCGCATCCGCTTGCCGCGCCTTGCCGCAAGCAATCCAGCGTTTGAAGATCTCGCGTTGCAGTCGTGTGGCGTACTGCACCGCCTCAATCTGCTCGGCCAGCGGCACGGCCTCATCCGACGCATGATGCTGGCTCTTGGCGTAGTAGCCGTCGGACTTGCGATCCTTGCTCATAGCTTGCCCCTCTAGCGAAGGCAGGGGATTTTGCCGACCACGAGGGGCATAGAAGCCAAGAAAGAAATCCCCTCTGCCGGCGCTGCGTGTTGTTCGCTCGCCGCCGCAGCGGCAGCCGGGTCACTTGCCCAGTTGACCCGTTGAAAATGCGCACCATGCCGCGGTTTTTCCTCGCCGGCCCGCACGCGGCGCCCGATCTCGGCAATCGCCTCGAAATAGCTGTCATGCGCGTCTTGCTCGCGCCAGTTTTCGATCTCAGCCATGCGAGCGCGTCAATTTGAGCGGCCGACGCGTCTCGCGCCATGAGCGCAGGTGTGCTATTAGATCGACGCCTGGAGGGTCCTCACGGCCCCGGCTCGGCGCGCGTTCGGCTGCCGTCGCCGGGGCCGCTCCCCCACGGTCAGTCATGGCAGAAACGTCCGCGCCACGTGTTGCGCGAGTGGCAGCGGAATTTTTGCAATCATCGCGCTCGCGGCTTTGCGACCCACGCTCTGCGAGCCTTGTGAGCGCGGCAACGAGCAATTCTCACCAGCGCTAAACCAATCGCCGGAACACTTCACCGAGGCTGTCTGAAACGATCTGCCGCTACCGTCAAAGCGGAAGCCGGGAACCTTTAGCGCGCGGCCATCGGGGTTTTGACCGTGACCTGATGTCGTGTTGTGCGCGATGTTGAACCACGAGCCGCCAGTATTTTTCGATGCGCGCGAGATCGGTGGCATCAACGCCGGCACATCACCCCAAAGATAGAAGCTCCCGAAGTTCCACCGCGCTCGACCGACCCAAGGCTGCGCCCCGCGCACATTTTCGACCACCAGCGGTATCCGTCGGCCTGCCGCGAGGCTCGCCTGCACCTGTATCCGAAAACACGCGTCAAATAGCCGGTTGAGATCAGCCAGCATCTTGCCCGTCGTGTCGGCCCGGATCGCTGCCGCCTTGGCTTTTGCCAACTTCCACGGCATCGCCATGTAGCTGTACTCGTTACACGGCGGGCTCGCCACGATCAGATCGGCGTTGCGGAACTGCGTGCCGTGTAGCGTTAGAACGTCCTGCAGCACGAGTTGGGCAGGATAGCGCTGCTCGCCGTATTGATGGCGCTTAATGTCGAACCCGACGACATTCCAGCCCTCGAGCAGCAATCCTTCCGCCCAGCCGCCAAGGCCACAGAACAGATCAATCGCCAACGCCACGTTACGCCGCCTTCGCCACCGCGTTCGTTAACTCGCGCTTGCGCTCATGCTCGCATAGGGGTGGGTCGTCGGTATGTGCGGCGCGCATTTTTGCGCTTAACTTGCAAAACGCGCTGTGCTTTGATAGAGATGCAGGTGACACAATAAACCTCTCACACAGGTTTGTGTCCCGAATTGCCCAGGTTACGCCTTGGGCTTCAAACGCCCCCGCTTCGGTTGCCGCCGCGGCGGGGGTTTTTGTTTCCGGTATCGGGACGCCTATCAGGCGCGTCTCATTCGCATGTGTCAAACCATATCTGAAATTTTTGTGCCAGCGGTGGACGCGCGCGGCGCGGATACTACCACTGCGGGTACGGGGGGGTTAAACCCGCACCATAGCGTACAAAGAGTTAAGGCGATTGTAAACGGGCACGGGGGGGGTGTTACTCGGCGGCCTCGCTGAGCCACGGCACCCATTTGACCCATTCGGCTTCGCGCCGGGCCGCTTCCTGCCGGTGGTACGCCCGCGCCGACTCGGCCAGTTCCTCATAATGATTAGCGATCTGCTCCAGCAGCCACTTGCGCCGCATGGAAGCAAGCCGTTCCGCGCCTTGATGCTGAAACGGGTCAATTCGCACCGCCTCTTCGTTGCTGCAGGCGGCTTTCATTAACCAATGATCGACATCAAAAACCAGCCGATCAACCTTGCCGAACGGCATCGCTCAGGCCCGCCCGGCCCGCTCGTGTTCAGCGGCTACTTCCGGTTCGCCCCAGCTCGCCTCTTGACCGGTGATCTCTCTAAGAAAATCCTGAACGACCAAAACCATAGTCTGCATAAAGGCTTGCTTTATTGCATCGGAGCGCCCAACAAACCCCAAAGCGATACTGCCAATCAGTACAGCGCCCTCCATCGTGCCCGGCTCGGCGTAGTAGGCATTCCACCAATTACCCTCTTCCCGCAGCGCCAGTCGTCCGGCTGCTCGCTTGGACTCGCCCATTATCGCCTCGCCATCCCGGTTATCCTTACCTGCTTCCCTATGATCGCCTCGGCGATAGCAATCCGCAGCCGAGAAATATCGGTCTGATATCCCCCCTTAACATCCTCAATGACTCTCTCCCAAGAGCCGTCGGGTTGGCGCTCCAAATAAGAGAAATCTGCGCGATACCCGCATGGGCGTCCATTCTTGTATCGATCGGACCTAATAACCACCCGCGCGCCATTGATGATAAAGGGAACATAAGGTTGATAGATTAAGCCGATAATATTCCCCGAGCGCACCAGCAGTCTTAGCTCGGCATAGCGTTGCATTTCGGCCTTGCTATCAAACACGATGCCGTCGAGCGTGCGGGCGGCCTTGGTGGCAACCCTTATGCGGGGCATGGCTCACTCATCGCGCAGCTCGCTCTCGATCTTTAGCGGCTCTTCGCAATCCGCTCGGTCGGCAAGGTTTACAAGGCCATGAGTGACCTCGAAAATAGCTTGAGTCATTTTTAGGCTGGGCTCAAAGCGACCCCTTAAAAGGTCTGCGACATAGCTCGGCTGTACGCCAATTGCTTTGGCGAACGCGTTCTGCCGCTTGCGGCAGATCCATAGGTAATCGCTCAATTTCATAGCGCGAACCCTACGCGCCGCAACCAACCTTCGTCAAGCGCGAATTTAGTCGTTGACAACGAACGGCAGCGAAGTATCCTGCGCCGACTCCACGGGAGAGGAAAATGGACATAGGTGATCTGACGATCAAACAGGCGCGCGAGTTGGCCGCAATGTTCGGTAACGGCGCGGCGCAAAACACTTCCACCCACCCGATGCTCGGGCAACGCTGCCTCGTCCGCACCTACAGCGCGGGCGTCCATATCGGCGATGTGGTGTGGGTATATCCCGACGACGCGAGAGGCCGAGGAGTCGTATGCAAAATTTATTGAAGATTAAGCATCGCGGCGACGGCAAAGGCCACGGCCACGGCCACGGCCACGGCTCCGGCCAGGGCGACGGCTCCGGCTCCGGCGACGGCTCCGGCGACGGCTAAAGAAAGGGAGAACGCCATGAGCGAGCAACGCGCGCCGACGAGCGAAGAGGTTATCTTCATTGCGCTCGTGCGCTCGCAGCGCTTCTTGATGCAATACCTCAACGGCGAGCAACCCTCAAAGGTAGAGGGAATCGCCTTGCGCGACGTGATCCGGCGCGCGCTTGCCGTCGCGAAAGGTAATGCATGAGCGCCCCGATCGAGCACCCCGAGCGGCTGGCGCTCTCGGAGGCAGTCGTGATCCCGACGAAGCGGGAACTCGCCGAGCTGCGGATCGGCATGTGGCTCTCGTTCGTGTCGCTACTCCTGATCCTGCTGCTCGCGTTCGGAGACTGGCAATGAACATCGGTGACCGCGTGCTGTGGATCGAGGACATGTCGGTGGCGTGGACGGTCACAGAAATTGACCTGCTATTCGCGGGTGATGGTCACATGATCACGGCTGAGTATCGGGAACCAGACCGCGCACCAGCAAAGTTGACACAGCCATGTTGGATGTGGGTGCCGGCGCCGCCCGGTTGGCGTGACTGTCCGCCCGCGCCCGATCCGTGGAACCACCTGACGCATCTGATGCGAAACGACGATGCCTTCTACGAAGAGGTTGACGAGTGGGAGGGCCAACGGGTCGTGTGGGAGATGGATCACGTGCGGCCTCTGCTGCTGCGGTTGCAGAGGGATGGCCGGTGAGCATCACGTCGCTTCTCGGACGGTGATCCCGCAATGCCCTCGCGCTCAAATTGGCGTTGCGCTAGATCGGCCAGAGCCCGGCTATTTCGCTGTGCGGCTAGGAAGTCGTAAGCCTTGGGTGCCGGCATTGATCTTTCGGCCATGCCCGTTCGTTGAACTAGACAATCTTGAATGGCCGTACCACCCCGAATGGCAATGCGAACCCTTAGATCGCGCGCCCAATCCTCTACGCGCGCTGGTTGGCGAGCGCGAGGTTGAGGGCACCGCAATGGTGATAAAGCTTTGGCAAGCTGGTCGCGGAATACCCAAGCATGAATATGATTTTCTGGTGGCCCGCCGCGCATGGGCGCGCCGGCATGACCCGTCATCTTACCAAGCGCAGCCGATAGACCTTTCGGTCCTAAGGAACAGAGATTTTCTCGGATGATTGCCGCAGAATATATCCGATCTATTTTGGATTACGACCCTGATACCGGCGTATTCCGCTGGAAATATCGTGAGGGTCTAGCAGCCGCGAGTTGGAATTCAAAATGGGCCGGAAAGATCGCGGGCACCAGCGGGCAGCACGGCGGGTACATCAGTATTTCTATAAACAAGGTTCTTTATAGGGGGCATGTGCTCGCGTGGCTATGGGTGACGGGAGAGTGGCCTAAAAACGAGATCGATCATCGCAATAGGGCGCGCGGAGATAATCGATTTGACAATCTCCGATTAGCGACACGACAGCAGAACAGCATGAATAGGACAGCGCAGGGGGTATACTTTCAGGCGGGAAAATGGGTGGCGCGCATTAAGATAAATGGAAAACAAGTCTACCTAGGAAGACACATCAATCGCCTTGATGCGCGCGCCGCTAGATTAAGGATGCAGCGAATCCTATTTGGTGAATTTGCCAGTACGGAGTAACGAAAATGTCTTCCGTCCCAATGCTTCGTGACGCCGATAACTTTGCTATAGCACAAAGGATGGCGTCTGCCTTTTCTAAGTCAACTCTAATACCGGAGCACTTTCGAGATCAGCAGGCCGATTGCTTGGTTGCTATGCATATGGCGGAGCAAATGCAAGAAAGTCCGCTCATGGTAATGCAAAATCTATTCTTTGTTGGCGGTAGACCTGGGTGGATCACGGCCTTTATGATAGCCCGAGCCAATCGGTCAGGCAAATTTCGCACTCCCATAAGATGGAAAACAGACGGGGCTGGAGATAGCCTTTCCGTTACCTGCTACGCTGATTTGGCTGGTTTACAAGGAGACGACGCTCGCGTTGAAGCCACCGTATCTATGGCAATGGCCAAAGCTGATGGTTGGACAATGCGATGGGACAAAAAATTGAATAAAAAAGTCCCCGCCGAAAAATACGTATCAATGCCTGAGCATATGCTGAAGTGGCGTTC